AATCAATCCAAATGAAAACACTTATCAATTAGCACTTAAATATAGTTTTGTAAATTCAACTGGAACAACAAGTGCTGGAACATATGGTTATTATGATTTCACATTAAATGAAAATGATAATAACTACATCAAAGATGTCTTTGGTACAGATGCTACAGCGGGTGATCCTGCTAAACAAGTTACTGGTCAGAAAATTGATGCTGCTTATAATTATACATTGTTTGAAGACAGTATCAAAAAGTTTGTTGCTGAAAAAACAACTACTAGAGGTTGGAAATTAAGCGTTGGAACGTCTACAATATCTGGAAGTGCCGGTGGTGTAAATATTACAGGCGAACCTCTTAAGTTTGTTGATCAATATAGTACAAATCCAAATGCAGGTGACAGTGAATTTGCTATTACAAATGCAAAAACACCTTGGATATATTCACAAAAAATTGCACCGTTTAGAGGAAGTGCTGATATATCCGCTTCTCCAACAAAATATAAATTGTTTAGAGTTCACACACTGGCAGATGGAACACATTCCAACAACAAATTCAAGATTGAAATCAGTAACGTTAAACTTGCTGGAACGGTAGTTGGAAGTGATTATGGATCATTCACAGTAGCAGTAAGAGATTATAGTGATACAGATAAGAAACCAAAATACTTGGAGATTTTCCAAAATTGTAATTTGGACCCCGACTCTGCTAACTATGTTGCTCGTAAAATTGGCGATAGGTATGCTTATATTACTTATGCCGGAAAGATTATTCAATTCGGAGATTATGCTAATTTAAGTAGATATATTCGAATTGAAATGACAGATCAAGTTTATCCTGAACACGTTGTTCCTTATGGATTTGAATCTTATAAAACTCCAATTGATAGTACTGCTAATGCTTACGTTCCAACTGTAAAATACAGTAAAGCTAGTATTTATGGATTGGGAGTTGGTAAATATCCATCCGGTACAGTATTTAATGCTGTTCCAGAAAGTAGTAATGAAATTCAAAAACTTTATCCAACATCTTCGGCGGGAGTTGGTGTAGAAAATGATACGAAGCAATATTTCAAACCACTTCCATACTTCGGTAGTGTAGATAGTAATGGTTTAAATATTGACTTCGACTTGGAAGATAAAGTTTGGGGTACATCAACTTCAACTTATTATGCTCAAGGTGTTGGAGGAAGTACTGGTTCATTACTTTCACCAAGTTTAAGTGGAAGTGTACCAAGTACATACGATGCAATCAACGAACCAACTTATGTTAAAATGCGTAAGTTCATTGTTGGATTCCAAGGTGGATTTGATGGTCAATGGCCAGCAATTCCAATTAATGTTGGTAGTAATATTACTGCTGGTAATACACAAGGTTTGGATTGTACAAACATTAATAGTCCAGGAAGTGTTGCTTACAAACAATGTATTGCAGCTCTTGGAAATGCTGATGAATGGGATATCAATTTGATTGTGACACCAGGCATCTTCCGTGAACAACACAGTTATGTTACCGATTTGGTAATTAATATGTGTGAAACTCGTCAAGATTGTTTCTACATCATGGATAACGTAGTATTTCCTGCCAGTAATCAAACAGTAGGATTAATTGATTCAGCTGTAAACAGTGTTGCTACAATTGATAGTAACTATGTTGGTACATATTATCCTTGGGTTAAAATCCTTGATACAAATACCAACAAGATTATTAGTGTACCACCTTCTGTTGTAATGCCCGCTGTATACGCTTCAAACGATAATGCTGCTGCCGAATGGTACGCACCAGCTGGTTTGAATCGTGGTGGTCTTACACAAGCTGTACAAGTACTTGATCGTGTAACGCACGCTGAAAGAGATACACTCTATGAAAACAGAGTTAATCCTATCGCAGCGTTTCCTGGTCAAGGTATTGTAGTTTGGGGACAAAAGACTCTTCAAGTCGCACCTAGTGCTCTTGATAGAATTAATGTTCGCAGACTCTTGATTAACCTCAAGAAGTTCATCGCAAGTAGTAGTAACTACCTCGTATTTGAACAAAATGTTGCTTCAACTCGTAACAGATTCTTGAACATCGTTAATCCTTATCTTGAATCAGTACAACAACGTAATGGAATTTACGCATTCCAAGTTAAGATGGATGAGGAAAATAATACACCTGACTTGATTGATAGAAACATCCTTTACGGACAAATCTTCATTCAACCAACCAGAACTGCTGAATTCATCATTCTCGATTTCAACATTCTGCCAACTGGTGCTAGTTTTAATGTCTAATTAAACTAGAAAAAATCAGAACCCCGCTTAGAAATAAGCGGGGTTTTTTTTGCATTGAATTTTTTTTTATTATGATAGAATATAGGATTGTGAACATTTGAAATATGAATGGATTAAATAATAATTATATATTTATATACAATGATTAGTTTAACCGATTTATTGTTAGAAGCCAATCTTCCTATAAGTGAGAAAGATATGGATTTTTATGCTCGTAAGTATAAAAAAACTATAGACTATTTACGTGATAAGAAAAAAGTTTTGTTATTAACTACAAGCAACAGATGGACTAAACATAAAGATGATGTACCTAAAAGTAGTCAATTAGCAATTAAAATACAAGATTTATTAGGTAAAGAAAAAGTAACATTAATTGATACTACTAAGTTAAATATATTTCCTTGTGAAGGCAATGTTAGTAGCAATAAAGAGTTTGGTGGAAATCATTGTGGAACTATAGGGTCTTTGCTAAAAAATAAAGAAAAAAATCCAAGTGGATATCATCGTTGTTGGGCAAGTATTAACGAAAAAGATGATGAATTATATAAAATTACAAAAGAATTATTTGAAAGTGATTGTGTATTATTTTTCGCAAGTATTCGATGGGGACAGGCAAATAGTTATTACCAAAAGTTAATTGAACGTTTAACTTGGATTGAAAACAGACATTCTACATTAGGAGAACGTAATATTGTTAAAGACATTGATGCTGGATTTATTGCGGTTGGACAAAATTGGAATGGTTTTAATGTAACTAAAACTCAAAAGAGTGTATTGGAATTTTATGGATTTAAAACTCCGAATCAATTATTTTGGAATTGGCAATTTACAGATAATTCTCTTGATGAAACCAAGCGTTCTTATTTAAAAGGTGTAAGTGTATTTGAAAAAACATTTGTAAAGTGATTTAATTGTATTACTATATTTCTTGAAAGTATATTTATATAATAGAAAAAAACATAATTATATGATAAAACTTAATGATATTTTAAATAAAATAGTGTCAGAAGGAGGTGCTGGGGGACACATGGCTCATCCATTTGACTTTGTAAACAGTGGAAAAGAATTAGTAGATGTATTTGCAAAATCTATAAAATCATTAAAACGAGGTACTGGTAGTGTAAAAATTGATGGAGTTAATGCTAGTATTCGTTTAGTAAACAATCAATTTGTATTGGATAGAGGTAGTGCAAAGGAATTAGATATCAAAGGAATTCGCCCCGAAGACTTAGAAGCTAGGTTTGGAGCTGGACATGGATTTTTAAGAATAGGAAAAGAAGTAATAAATATTTTCGATGAAGCATTTCCATATACAAAATCCGAATTAAATAAATTGGGGATGTTGAATAATCCAAATATCATGTTAAATATTGAATATGTTTCTGGACAAACAAATGTTGTTGAGTATGGTGGGATAGGTAATTTTTTAGCAATTCACGGATTACAAGAAATTAAACCTGTTAAATTTAAAAAAGATGGAACTGTGAGTAGCAGAGCTGCTAAAGAGATTTCGTATGATTCTAAAGCGATGCAATCATTTATTAGTAAAGTAAATGAGGTTGCTATGAGACATGGATTTAAAGTTTTAGGAAGTGTTAATACTGAATTCAAAAAAGATCCCAATTTATCTAAAGTATTAAACCAATCAATAACACTTTATCCAACTGATAAAGGAGAAACGAAATCTTTAAAAGATTGGTTAAAAACCGTTACTATTCAAACACCATTAATTACCCGTCAACAATTTTTAAATGCACTAAACAGTAAAAATATCAGTGAAGATTTTACTGGACAAGATATCAAAAAAATTATTAATGACACGATTGTTTATATTGCTACAATTAAATTGGGAGATGAAGTGTTGGAAAATGCTACAAGTGAAATCGGAGATTTAGATACTCATGAGGGTATAGTTATCCGAGATAACGACATATATAAAAATGGACCATTTAAAATAACAGGATCGTTTATTATAAAAGGATTGGAGAGTAAATTTAAGTTAAAAGAATCATACGATTCCAATTTAGATATAATTCAATCCGCATTAGATATTGTTGGATTAGAACCAACTATTGGAACAGGTGCTGACGTAGCTAATGTCATTATATCTCTTTTTAGAGCCGCTAAAGACAAAACTTCTGACTCCAGAAAAGAACATTTATTAGATGCTGCTATAAGTGCTGTATCTATAATTCCCGCTGCCGATTTGGTAAAATTGGTAAAAATTAGAAAGTATAGAAAACTTGCAACAAAAACAGCAAGAGCTGCTAAAAGAGCATCAAAAATTTCTCCAAAATCTTATAATAGAGATACTTTATAAGAATAAAATTAATATATAATGTTATGAAAAAAACTGCTGGAAAAAGTAATTTGTCCATTATCAAAGACTATGTTAATGGAGAACGTCCATTTGTGCAAGTTGGTTATGATCCAAGTTTAGAATCCGTTGATCGTAAAGAAGGAGAAGAGTGGGAAGATTCTCTTGGTCGTCGTTGGGTAATGAAAGATGGATATAAGAAGAGACTACCTAAGAAAGCCACTGTTATTAATGAAAAACGATGTACATGTTGTAACATGGACACTCGTTGGGGTAATTACCTAGATGATCGTGTTTGGCCAAAAACAGGACTATGTTATGACTGTTTTATTGACCACGAAACGAAACTTAGAATTAAAGGAGTATGGGAAGATTATAACAAATTGAGAGAACTAAAAAATGTAAAAGCATACTTAACTGATCACAAACAAAAGTTTGAAGAAGCTAAAAAATGGTGTGAAGACCATAAAGATGATCCTGTTACATTTATGGAAGAAGATGGTTCCACAGAAACATGGGAAGGTAAACAGGATTATACCAAAATATTAGAAGATGTTACTGATGATCTAAAAAAAGTTAATGAAAGATTAAGTAATATTGATGACGAAATTTTGGAATTAACAAAAAAATGTGATGAGGCAATGTCAAATGAAACTTAAAATGTGGTTTTTATTTGTATTATTTTTTAGTTTTTGTTATGGAAATGAATACTTTAATAACATCACAGGATTTGTAAATATAAAAATTCCAACTGGATTTTCATTAATATGTAATCCATTAGATTCCGAAGATAATAGTATTAAAAATCTATTTGATCCGGAAAAAACAGGATTATCCGAAGGATTAATTATTTATAAATTTGATAACGAATTACAACAATACTCTATAAATATACTTGAATTTGGACAGTGGACAAATCCAGATGAACTATTGGAACCAGGAGAAGGAGCATTCATATTAAATGTCGGGGAAGAAACTACCATTACATTTACTGGAAATGTAAGATTTGGAAATTTGTCTCAAGTTGTTCCATCTGGATTTTCTTTACAATCTTCTCAAGTTCCTCAAACCGGAGAAATAGATTCTGACTTAAATTTTCCTATTGAAGATGGGGATATCATATATAGATACAATAATCAAATTGAATCGTATGAAACATATGAATATGACTTTGGAATGTGGTTTGACGAAGTGTTTAAACCTAATGTTGGAGAATCATTTTGGGTATTAAAATTAAATACTACAAATTGGAATAGAACATTCACTATATATTGACACATGTCACAAAGCCTAAGAGATATAATTAAAGCTGAATATAAGAAATGTATAGAAGATCCTATATATTTCATGAAGAAATATGTAAAAATTCAACATCCCGTAAGAGGTACGATAAATTTTGACTTATTTGAATTTCAAGAAGAAACGTTAAATAGTTTTGTAAATAACGATTTAAATATAGTTCTTAAAAGTCGTCAGATGGGAATTAGTACTCTTGTAGCTGCATATAGTTTATGGTTAATGACTTTTCATGATGATAAAAATATTTTGTGTATTAGTATTACACAAGAAACCGCAAAAGAAATTGTTACCAGAGTTAGATTTGCAAATGATAATCTTCCATCTTGGTTAAAAGTTCCGTGTGTAGAAGATAACAGACTTTAATTAAGATTAAAAAATGGAAGTCAAATTAAAGCGGTATCATCTGCTGGTACTGCTGGTCGTTCATCTGCTCTATCATTGCTTATAATTGATGAAGCTGCGTTTATAGATGGCATCGAAGAGATTTGGTTATCCGCTCAATATACATTAAGTACAGGTGGTAGAGCTATTGTATTAAGTACTCCAAACGGAGTAGGAAATTTCTTTCACAAAACATGGGTAGAAGCGGAAGAAGGAAAAAATCAATTTAAAACTATACGATTACCTTGGTATCTTCATCCGGAGAGAGATCAATCTTGGAGAGATAAGCAAACTGAGTTATCTGGAGTGAAAGGTGCTGCCCAAGAATGCGATTGTGATTTCTCGACTTCTGGAAATCAAGTTGTAAGTGTAGATGTATTAGAATTTTATAAACAAACTCATATAAAAGATCCCGTTGAAAAGCGAGGTCATAATCAAGATTTATGGATATGGGACTATCCAAATTATAGTAAAAATTATATATTAAGCGCCGACTGTGCTAGAGGAGACGGAGGAGATTATAGTGCATTTCACGTCATAGATGTAGAAACAATGGAACAAGTTGCTGAATATAAAGGACAGCTTACTACTAAAGATTATGGAAATTTATTAGTTACTACCGCGACTGATTATAATAATGCATTACTTATAGTTGAAAATAATAATGTAGGATGGGCAACATTACAACAAATTATAGATAGAAATTATCAAAATACATTTTATAGCACAGCTGATTTAACCGTAGTTGATGTTGAAAAAAGTTATTCTAATAAACTAAATAGAATTGATAAAAAAATGATTGCTGGGTTTAGCACGACTACTAAAAATCGTCCTCTCATAATTAGTAATTTAGAATTATTTTGTAGACAAAAGCAAGTAGTAATAAAATCAAATAGATTATATGAAGAATTGAATGTATTTATTTGGAACGGTCCAAAGGCAGAAGCAATGAAAGGATATAATGATGATTTGGTTATGGCATTTGGAATAGGTCTTTGGATACGAGAAACAGCTTTGAGGTTACGAAATGAACAGATACTTTATAATAAAGCTATGATGAATAAAATAAGCAGGGTTGATTCCGGAATTGAAAGTAATAAAGATGTTCGTGATACGACTTCCTTGACAAATCCCATGAAAACTTGGGATTTTTCAACTGGAGGAGATATAAACGGAAAAATGGGTGGTAAAAAAGAAAGTTTAAAGTGGTTGTTGTAAATACTTATATAATATAGACAATTATGGCTGATTCATCATTTCAAGAATTAAAACAGAGATCTTTATTTGCTAGATTAAAAAGATTATTTAGCAATGACGTTGTTGTTAGAAACATTGGGGGGAAAAAATTAAAAGTAGTAGATACAGATGAAATTTTTTATGCTACTGATAGAAATAGTTTAAGAGATAGATTTAATAGACTTCGTACAACATCATATAATCAATACAGTCGTGATTTTAATCTCAGTTATCAAAGTAGTCGTGTAGAGTTATTTAGAGATTATGATTGCGTTGGACCAGATACAGTAGTACCACTACCCGATGGAACTTTTCCCACGATCGCGGAACTTGCTGAAAAATATAAAGATAAACCTCAAGAAAGATTTTATGTATTTTCATATGATCATGAAACAGACAGTATAAAATTAGGTAAAGCATATCATCCTCGTAAAAAGAAAGGAAAACGTCAAGGATATAAAGTAACATTTGATAATGGTCAATATGTCATTGCCAGTCTTAAACATCCATTTATGATGCGAGATGGAACATATAAACGAACATTTGAACTTAGAGTTGGTGATTCTATAATGCCATTTTATCAAAGAGAATACGGATATAAAAAACACGGGTTTAAAAGATATCGTAGATTGTATAATTTTTCAAAAGGATGGCAATCAGAACATAAAATTGTTGCTGAACAATTTGATAGGCCTCTTAAAAAAGGAGAGGTTGTACATCATATCAATATAAATGGCGCCGATAATAGTCCAGAAAATCTTTTGATAATGGATTGGAAAGAACACAAAAAATTTCATTCTGAATATAATAAAAATGTGTTATGGGGTAAAGAAAATTATGAGAAACAACTAAATAAGTTGAGATCACATCCGAATTACATTAATAGAAATATTCATCATTGGAATGGGGAAAGAAAGGGAGAAAATAATCCATTTTATGGAAAAATACATACCGATGAATCAAATAAACAGAGATCAGATACTTTAAAGGAAGTATTTAAAAATAGAAATCAAAATGGAAATAAAAATCCAAAATATAGAGATGATATAACTTTTGATAATGTTAAAGAAAAAGCATACGAATATTATAAAGAATATTCTAAAATTAATCTTTGGGATTTTATTAAACATATACATTGTGATCACTCCACTCTTCAAAATCGTTTAAAAACAGAAGGACATGATTGGAAATCATTCAAACAAGATGTTGAAACAACATTGAATCATAAAATTATTTCAATAGAACACATTGGCGAAGTTGATGTATACGATGTAACAGTTGAAAAATATGAAAATTTTGCAACAGATAGTTGTTTCGTCTCGAATACAATGGACATGGACCCGATACTTGCATCTGCATTAGACATTTATGCTGATGAATGTACAACAAGAAATGAAATGGGAGATGTATTGAGTATCAGTTCAAACAATGATGAAATAAAAAATATTCTTCATAATTTATTCTATGATATTTTAAACATTGAATTTAATCTTTGGAGTTGGACAAGGTGTTTAGTTAAATATGGTGATTTTTATCTTAAAACTCATATTAGCCCCGAATATGGTGTGTACTTAGTTGAACCGATGAGTAGCTATTATGTTACACGAATTGAAAATGCTAATTTAGAAAATAGAAATTATGTACGTTTTCAAGTTAATCTTCCATATGGTAATAAAATAGAAGAACTTGAAAATTATCAAATGGCTCACTTTAGATTATTAAGTGATAGTAATTTCTTGCCATATGGAAAAAGCATGTTGGAAGGTGCTAGACGAGTTTGGAAACAATTAAGTTTGATGGAAGACGCTATGTTAATTCATCGCATTATGCGTGCTCCAGAAAAGAGAATTTTTAAAATTGACATCGGTAATATTCCACCAAATGAAGTAGATAATTATATGGAACGAATTATAAATCAGATGAAAAAAGTTCCATATGTTGACCAAGACACGGGAGATTATAATTTAAAATTTAATTTACAAAACATGGTTGAAGATTTTTTCTTACCTGTTCGTGGTGGAGATAGCGGTACAAGCATTGAAAACTTGTCTGGATTAGAATGGACTGGTACGGATGATATTGAATATCTTCGTAACAAAATGATGGCAGCTCTTAAGATACCCAAAGCATTCTTGGGATACGATGAGAGCTTATCAGGTAAAGCAACTTTAGCTGCTGAAGATATTAGATTCGCAAGAACAATACAAAGAATTCAACGAATAATGGTGAGTGAATTGAATAAAATTGCTGTAATTCATTTGTATAGTCAAGGATACAGAGA